TCCTGAGTACAAATAAGGGTCGTATATTTTTAATGTATCTCCATCGATTCCTACTATTAAAATTAAATGTCCACCTGTTGTAAATAAGCCGTTAGCACAACTAACAGCTACATAATGATTATTTTTTAATAATTCTACTGCTCTATCTAAGTTATATGTTTCTTCGTAAGCAATATCAAACTCATCTGCTACTGCTCTAAAAGCACTTAAATATGTTCCGTTGTTTGAACTTCTATAACCATATTTTACAAATAAACTACACATAGTATCTGGTGTTATTGCTCCTTTTGTTGCTGTTACAATCATACTTGCACATGTTGGAGCACAACCACTTGAGCCAATAGTTTGTGAACCGTTATTGCAACTTGTGTATGGTTTATTTGCCCATCTTGAGTCTAGTTGAGAATAATATGTTAATCCTTTATAATCTCCAAGTTCAACATCCCAAGTTTCTGCTTTAGCACCTTCATAAGCTATTTGTCCTTGCAATTCAAAGCCTTCACTTTCAACATCTTGCTCAACTGCATTTTCTTGTTCTTCTGTCTGTTCGACCACTTTTGTTGTTGGCAAAGCTTCTACTTGCTCATCTGTCATTTCATATGTATTTATTGCATCCACAATAGTGTCTACTGCTTCATTTACTTTATCTTTATCTATTTTCCCTGTTTCTGTGTATTCTACGTATATTCCAATAAAAGAAGCAACAGCTATTAATATAACTGTTGCCATTGTTAATATTTTATTTTTGTTTTTCTTCATTTTGCACCTCCTATTATTATTTTAAACCTAATTTAAAAAGAGCATATGCTAAAATTGCATAGAATAAATAATCAATTAATTTATCCCATTTCATTCCTTTTTGCTCTTTTGATTTTTGAATATCTTCTTTAATTTCAGATACATTATTTTCTACATTTCCCATTCTATAATCCATTTTTTCCATTATAGTATATGTATTTTGTAATTTCTTTATTTGCCCATCGTATTCATCAAGTCTTTTTGTGTTAGATTTAGAACGTTGTTCTATTTCTGCTATTTTTTCAATATATTTTTCATCTAACATAACTATTCTCCTTGTAACTTATTCAATATTTCATTTAAGTTTGCTCTTGCTGTAATATTAAAAATTGGACTTGTTTCATCTATGCTAAATATGTTCGTTTGTCCTTCGTAACTTCTTGTATTTTTTATTTGTTCCCATTGTATTTTTTGTTGTTCTGTGTATGGTTCTATAATTTCATTTAATAGTTCATATTCTACTATTACTGGTGTACCTTTTTCATATTGAGAAGCTAACCAAGTTTTAAAATCATTAATATTATCAGCAATTTCAAAATCTTCTTTAATCCAAAATGTACCAGTTGCAGACCAACCGCAATAATTTTTAGTAGTCCAAGCTTGGGATGTTTTTTCAACATTAAAATAATTGCAGTAACCATCAAAATTAGTTATATCTCTATCTTTAAAAATTTTTTTACTTTCATTCAAAAAGAAACCAGAAGTTTCTAATTCCCAATATTCTGTCCCATTTAACACTATTTGCTTTCTTTGATGATGTATTCCATCATCTGCCAAATAATCGCCTTTCATTAGTTTTTGCCCTTCTGCAAGTGGAAATACTTTTGTTTGTTCTTGATGTTTTATATATGGTTTTGTTGTTGCCCCTTGTACAATTTGTGGGTATATTGTTGTATTGATAGTTGTATTACTATTAATTTGAATTTGATAGTAATATGCGTCTGTTGTTAATGTTGCACTTTTACTTGCTCCGTTGTTTGTCCAAGTTTCAGATATTACTTTTTTTGATGAGTCTCTCAATGAAACTTGAAAACCAGTAATTCCAGTTGTTCCGTTAGACAATGTTATCAATTGATTTTTCTTTATAATATTTTTTAGCTTCCAAATATACACAAAATTTGAACCACTTGAAACAGTTCCAGTTATGTTTATTCCTCCATCTTCTAATTCTTTTACAGTTACACCTGAACCACTATCTGCTTTTCCTTCTGTTAAACTTAATAAGTTCTCATTTTGTACTTTTATTGGTATATTACCACAATTGTAATCACTATATAGTGTAGGTCTATTTCCTACTTCTAGTTTTAAGTCAGTATAATCAACGTAATCTCCTACATTACCTGTACCCTCTCTATTTGAATAAAACAAAAGATATATTCTATCACAACCATCTGGAAAAGAACTAGGAATATTTATTGTCATACTTCCTGATGTTGTTAGTTCAGAACCAATTTGTTGTACTGCTGCCGCAGTAGGGCTACCAAAATAAAAAACTACTCTTGGTTGATTGTTAGCACTTGCTTGCATTTTTGTACTTAATACAAGTTTCTTTCCTAACAAGTTATCTTCTCCGATTTTAAATGCCCCATATCTATAATTTCCAGCTTTAGCTTGAGTAATTCTAACCCCTGTATCTAATACTGTTTTAGATATTCCTGAGATTACTGCATTAGCATTTTTATTAAATATGTTTATATTATCTCCAACATTTTTTATTTTGCTTGGAAACTCTGGACTAGGCATAACTCCATATTGTTCATATTCAGGAAATGTTTCATCAGTATATGTTCCTTCCACTAACATTATTTCTGTTAAATCTATTTCTCCTAAAGCAGTATATGTAGAAGAACCATCGTTATTTCCATGAAAAGTATAAGATATTAATTTTATATTAGTTAAATCAGCAGGAGTTGTAAATGTTGTTATACATGTTGTTTCAGTATTTAAACCAATTGTATTTTTATTAGGCATCTCTATCACACTTATTCCTACTGCTTCTAATGTATTAGAACTTGGCCTATATAAGAGTAAAACATTATTATGATTGTATGCTGGTATTGTTGAAGGTCTAGATATTACCTTGATCTTGGCTTTCATTGTATACGTAGTATTTGGTTTAAATGTTTTAAGAACCTTTTCATTATTAAAAGTTTGAGTTCCCCAACAATTTATTAAATCAACACCTGTATCTGTTACAACTTTTGAAGTTGATTTTTCTATATAATTAAGATTAAATTTATTTTTTCCACTTCTTGTTTCTTGCTCACTTTTTCCTTCAATATTAATTTTTTTAAATCTGCATTCTGCTGTGTCTAATGTTACATATTCTCCGTTTCCTTGTACTGTTGGTAATGCATTTAAATCTTCTTTTAGTCTAGTATTTTCTTCTTTAACTTCTTCTAATTCTTCTTTTATTTTTGTATCATCATAATTGTTAAGTTCATCTAATTTATTTTTATATTCATTTGTAAAGTCATTTGTTGATAATTTTTTTCCTGAGTCTTTATCAACTTTGGTCTCAATTGCATTGTCGGCACTCTCTGCAAGTTTTTTCATATCTGCAAGAATATCAGCGATACTATTTTCATCATTATTGTAGTATATTTTATTTTTACTTGTTTCAGCCATTTTTAAGCTCCTTTCAAGTTTTTATATCTATAATCTTTAAAGTATTTATAAGTTTTTGTTTTCATTTCTTTATATGTTAAATAGTTTATTGTTTTTATTTTTAATTTAAAAGTAGAACCAACTGTTATTTTAGTTGGTTCTAGTATAATTTCTTGTATTTTTGACATTACATGCCTCCTATTCTAATGAAGTACCATTTAGAATATATTGATTTAATTTATTTACATCTGCAGTATCTATTTTACCATCTTTATTTACATCTGCTAATTTTTGTTGAGCATTTGTTAATGATATATTACCTTTTAAATACTCACTTAATAAATCTAAGTCTTTTTGGTCTACAACACCATCTGTGTTAATATCTCCAAGTGAATACTGTTCAACAATTTTATCTCCTAATATACCATAATCTGTTGAACTAACTTTTCCATCTTTGTTCATGTCTGCAGCTTTAAACTGTTTATCTGTTAACGACACTTCATTCATTATATAATCTATTATTAATAATTGGTCATCTATGTTAACTTTTCCATCAAGATTAACATCTCCTAATGTATAATCATTTTCTGTTACTACTTCTTCGTCTACTATGTATGACATAAAACTTTCTAATGTTACATCTTGTGTTGTATCGCTTCTAGTAAAACTATAAGCTAATCTATAATACTTTTCTTGTTCTGGTGTTACATATATAGACGTTTTAAACTTTTCACTTGAATAAGAATCTGAAAAACAACATAGTTTTAAACCAGTCTCAACAAAATGTTCATTAGTTTTTGCAAATTCAGGAATAACATCATCTATTGCAAATATTTGTGAACCTGCACTAATGCTAGCAGGCACAATTATATTTGTTTTAACATAAACAATATGTCCTGTTTTTCTAAAATAAACATTTAATTTTACTCCTTGAGTTCCCTCTAAAGTTACATTAGTTACTTCAACTTTATTTAACATATAAGCACTTTCATCTTCTACACTTTTTAATTCTTGCTTAATTTGATTTATGATAGCTTCACAATCTGATTTTATTTGTGCATATATTCCATTAAAATTTAGAAATTTTCTTGTATCTTTAAAATCTGTTATTCCACTTGTTCCGCTTCTAAATCTTGCAAATTCTAGTTGATATAAATTATTTTCACTATTATATTTATTGATATCTTGCTGTGTAACAGTTGGATAACTAGAGCTTGATGTCAATAATTTAAAAGTAGCTTGATTAAATACATCTTTTGTTGAATCTTTTGATAAATCAATTTCTAATATTAATAAACAATATAAACTCTCTGTACTAACAGCTACTGTTTCGTTGTTTATGACGGCAACAGGTCTTCCTGCAATTTCGCACAAGCCTTCTGAAATTGTTATTGAATTATTAGTTTTGCTCAAATCCATTCCATAAAAAATACCATCATTTTTGTTTAAAAACTCTTGATGTATTCTTGCATCTACTTCTGCATTTGCTAATTGATTTGTAAATCTAAATCCTTTTATCATTCTTTATTCCTCTCTTTCAATAATTTATCTATAAAATCAACTCTCATATTACCGCAAGTAATTTCGACAAGATTATTTCCGTCATCTTTAATAGCTGAAATATAAGTGTCTAATATTATATTATTATTTGTTCTTACACTAAGTGGTGTTCCTATTTTCATTTTCTCTACATTGAATAATTTACTGTTTCTATTTATTTTAAATGAAATATAGTGATTATAAGTATTTGATTTAAATTTATCTAATGCTGTTTGTTTTGCATCTTCTGATTTAGATGTATATATAGTTTCAATATTTCCAATTGCTCTATTTTCATTATTTTTATCTTGTGTTGTTGTTCTATCACTTAGTAAATACCACTTTTGTATATCTGTTTCTGTTTTTACAACAACTTTTGCTATAATATTTGTTTCGAACTTTTCAACATAGTTACTTATATCAGAAATTGTTGTATCTATTAGCTGTACTTCATTTTCTTGTTTATAAATTGTTAATTTTATTCTTTTATTTATATATGAAAAGTCTAATACGATGTTATAGTTTTGATTACAGTTTGTTATAAATGTATAAAAATTATAAATCCCATTGTCATTATCTACTGATTTTGTTATTTTTGTATGTGTTTTTACTTCAACATCTAACCAGCTAATATTTAACAAGGTATCGTCTGAATTAGTGAAATTATTGTTAATTTCTTTAGCAATAAAATCTTCTATTCCACTTTCACTTATTAAGTTTTCATTTTCTAATATGATTTTTCTGTCAAAAATATTAGATATATATTTTAATGTAACTTTTCTTTTTACTTCTCCATTTTCATTTCCTATATCTTTTATTATTCCTAAGTAATCTATAATTCCGTTTCTTTGTAAAACAACTATATCTCCATTTTCAGCATTTATTTTCTTCATTATATTGAATACTGTATTCTTATTTGTTTCTTCATCTATTTCATATTCATAATTTTCGAATTCTATAATATCCTTTATTTCCAAATCTGTTTTGCTCAAAAAATATACTAATGTTTCTTTTGATACATTAGTATTTTTTTCTTTTGCATAAATTTGAATTTTTTTCGTTGATGTTTCTATATTTTTTAGTAAATCTGCAAATGTTATTTCTGCATTATATATTCCACCAATTTTGGGCGAAACAAGTTCTATTTCATAAAATCCACTTTGTTCATTGTAAATTAATTCATATTCTTTATTATCAAATGTTACTTTTAACATATTTTACACCACCTTATATTGCGGCAACACAGTTAATTTTGCATTTAGAATATCATCATCTGCTGTTAACCTTATTTCGGAAGCTCCAATTGGTAATTTAAAAATATTTTGTTTGGTTATATCTATATATTCATTTTTCCATAAATTTTCTTTTGTTCCATCTGTTTTTTGTTTTTGTATATATATTTCACCTGTTTTGCTTGAATACAAAAACTTTTCAAATTCATTAATTGTAATTGGAACTTTTATACTAGCATATTCTTCATCATCAACTAAAATTGAAATAGTTGGATTTTGCACAAATCCATCAATTTCTACTTGTATTGGAGCTTCTACATGGCCTTTGTTATCAAATTGTATTGCTCTTGTATTATAATCTATGTATCTACTATTCCATCTGTAATCATATCTCATTTCATCTTCATATGTTTCGATTTTAAATATTGTTTCATTTTGTTCATACCACAAAGACAAAACTGCAAATTCAACAGGACATGCAAGCCATCTTCCTGTCTTTTCGGTTTTATCTAATTTCACAATAACAACATCTCTGTAATATGTTTTTTCTTCTTTTTCAAATGGAATTATATATAACCATTTTAATTTTTTGGAACTCTCTACAAAATCTCCAAATTCTTTAATTTTATCGTACGATTTAAAATATAATGTTCCTTTTGGTTTTTTTTGTTGAATTTTTCTATTGTTTTCAATAAATTCATTTTCTAATTGTACAAAATCAATATTATAAGAATATCCCAATTCAGAAGGAGATGTAAGAAAACATCCTTCATCTAAATTATCTAATCTAAATTGCTGTCCTTTTTCATTTTCAAGTATAAAACGTCTTACTTTCACTTCTCTCATCTCCTCTACATAACTTCTCCAAATTTACTATTAACTGATGTAATTACAAATCTACCTGCAACATCTTTATCAATTATTACCTGTGCATTTAAGTTCTTAACAGCTGTTACAAAAGCTCCTGTTATATTTTCTAATGTTAATTGACTTGATGCATCTACTTTTGTTACTGTTGAATTAACATCAAATTCTTTTGGTATTGATGCAGACATATCATTTGACACTGCTTTCATTGTATCCGAAAATCCTTCTCCAACACCTAAAGCAAGATTTGTTCCTATTTCATCTTTAAACACTTTTGAAGGTGAATGTATTCCAAAAAATCCTTTTATACCATTTAAGATATTTCTACACCATTCTTTAGCTTTATCAAGCAACCAATTTTTTGCATTTTTTATTCCTTCCCAAATTCCAGTCACAAGATTTTTACCAACATCTCGCATATTAGAAAAATAATTTGCGAATCCTCTAACTAATGAACTTATGATTTGAGGAATTTTGCTAACTAATTGTGGAATTGCTTTTATTAATCCTACTGCTAACTTTATAATTAAAGTAACACCCATTTCAACAATTTTTGGTAAGTTATTAGTTATAGTCATTATTAATTTTTCAATTATTACTGGTATTTTATCAATTAATTGTGGTAAAGCATTTATCAGTCCTTCTGCTAAAGCTAAAATTAATTCTATTCCAGAGTCGATTATTAAATCTATATTATCAAGAATTGTTGTTGTTAATGTTATTAATGAATTTATCGCTACAGGAATTAAATTTGGTAATGTTTGTGAAATGCCATTTATTAATTCTGTTAATAATTCTATTCCAGCTTGCATAATTGTAGGTAAATTATTTAATATTCCTGTTAATAAAGATTCTATTATATAAAACGCTGAATATCCAATATCTGGAGCAAACGTTGTTAAACTATCAATTAACTGTGTAATTATTTCTGAACCAGCATCCATTATTTCTGGTAAATGTTCAATTATCTTTTCTGCTAATTGTGGTAATAATGCTGCTATTTCATCTATTATTATTTTTACTCTTGGCATTATATTTTCTGCAGCTATACCTATACTTTCTACTAAATTGCCAACTAGCCCCTCAAAGTCCGCATTGTCATCTGCTATTCCTGTTAGCATATTTTGCCAAGCAGACTTCATAGCCGAAACTGAACCTTGAATTGTCGTACTTGCTTCTTTTGCTGTTGTTCCTGTTATATCTAGTTTTCCTTGAATAACATGTATAGCTTGATATACATCGTTTAGATTATTAATATCATATTTAATACCAGTTATTTTTTGTGCATCTGACAAAAGTCTTTGCATTTCTGATTTAGTACCACCATATCCAAGTTTCAAGTTATCTAACATCGTATAATTTTGTTTTGCAAATCCTTGATAAGCATTTTGTATTAATGACATATCTGTTCCCATTTTGTTTGCGTTGTCTGCCATGTCTGTTACTGCCATATTTCCAACTTCCGCTACTTTAGCTGTATCTCCATTCAATGATTGAAGCAAACTAGCACTAAAGCTTGTTATTGTTTCCATGTAGTCGTTTGCAGATAATCCTGCGGTTTTATATGCATTGTTTGCATAATTTTCAACTGTTTCAGCATTATCTTTGAATAATGTTTCTACACCACCTACAAGCTGTTCATAATCTGCATAGCTATCTAATGCTTGCTTTCCAACACTTAAAAACGTAGAACCAATTTGTTTAATACCATTTCCTACTGCTTTCAAACCACTTGTAATAAAATCGCTTAAAACATTTGCTTTTAACAAATCCCCAAATTTTAATGCTCCCTGACCAGCATCATCAAAACCGTTTTTCATTTCTTTAAGTTCTTTATTGCTTTTATCTGTTGCATTTTCCATTTGTATTAATTGATTTTCAGCATTGTTAAGTTGTGTTTTGAAAGTTTTTACTTTTTCATTATTTGAACCATATTCTTTTTCTGCTTCTGATAATGCACTTCTTAAACTGCTAATTTTTTCTTTCTGTTCTTGTATAGTAGTATTCATATTTGTGTAGGCAGTTTTAGTTTCTTTTACTGTCTTATCTCCAGATGAAAACTGTGTATTTGTTAATTTAAGTTCACTTGAAACTTCTCTTAGATTTGAAGTAATCTCTCTTAATGCTTTTCTATATTCACTTTCTCCAGTTAATTTAACTGTACCTCCAAAACTTGTTGCCATGTTTTTCACCTTCTTTATTAAAATCTATATAATAAAGAAAGGCTTTGGGTAACTACTTCACTAACTCTGTATGTGCGTGTTCCTCGCTCTTTTCTTTTTGTATTCGTATTCTATTTTTGCATCTTGTGCATTTAATTTCTCCATCAATGTATTTTATAAAAATCAGAGTTTGTCCACATTGAGGACATTTTACTTTTTCTATCTTATTCATCACTAAACATTTCTCCTTGATGATTAATCTTTTCATCTAATTCTGCATATGTTATTTTATTTAATTTAAAATCATAATTAATTTTATAATGTTTATATAGTTTTAGAAATTTGGATAAAGTCATTCTGCCTACTTCTTTTTCTCTAAATCCTAATAAACAATGTCCAACAAATAATATCCACGAGAAATCAATAATAAATTCTTCATCCTCGTGGATTACACGTTTTTTTCTTCTTCTTCATTTTTTGTTGATTCTATTACTGTTTCTTGTACTTTATCTGTTAAATTCTTCATTCCTAATTCTGTTATCAATCTTCCTACTTGTTTTGAAGTTACAAATTCTCTTTTAACCTCATTATTTTCGTTTTCAATATCTATTCCTTCATTAATCATTTCTAAAATTCCGAATTTTAATGCTCCTATATTTATTTCTCGTTCTTTTCCATCTGTCATTTCTCCCCATTTCTCATAAGAACCATATTTATCTTGTATTTTTTCTATTACATTTAGATTAAATACTAAAGGATATTTTATGTTTTTGCATTCAATATATTTAATAGTATCAATCATCTTTTACCTCCTAAAAATTAAAAGTAGACTAGATTGAACGTTTTGTGGTTCAGTATAGTCTACTTTTTATTTAAATTATTTAGATGGTGTTAAAAGACCATCTAAATATGCTTGTGCTTCAGCTAATGTTTCAAAAGTTTCAGATTTCTTCCAATCTCCAACTTTCATTCCATTTATTTCTTCTTCTAACTCTAATACAGTTGCTTCAATAGAAACTGTATTATATTCTATTGATTCACCTTTTGTTTTTCTATCAGCAGTAATTTTTGTTATTTGTATACGTGGTAAAAACTCTACTTTATAGCTTTTTACACTTTTATATATTTTGGTAACAATATGTCCATAGCCGATTTCTGGTGCTATATCTTCTGAATTGTCTGTAACTTCTTTTTCAGTTATTGTACAACCTTTTACATCAGCATATACTTCATCTGTAACATCATCAACAGTTATGTTTACAGTTCCACCTTTGAAAGAATAATCTTTTTCTGCAATTATATCGTCTGCTCTTAATGTTGTATTGTTTTTATCTTCTGTTATTTTTGCATCAATTAATCTTCCTAAAACTGGTACTATTGATTCTTTTACTAACGCTGCATATTTTTTTGTAGTATAATCTATTTTATTATATTTTGCTGTTCTTAGTCCTATACTAGCCATTTATATACCTACCTTTCTTAAAAGAACATGTTCTATGATATAAGCCTGTTTCTTCTTCAAAAAATTCTTGACTATCTCCATCCCATGTCCAGTCATTTTCTTTCATTTTATTTTTTATTGAACTCATTATTTTTAAATAATTGCTATCACTATAAATATCTATATCAACAGTTACTTCGCTGTCTGTTATTTCATCATCACTTGAAGAAAGTGGTTCTTCATCTATTATTGTCCATACAACATAAGTTTTTTTATTCCCTTTATACTTTAAATGTGCTACTGGAACATCTAATTTTAAAATCTTTTTTATTTCACTTTCCATAATTACTCCTTTGACAAATATTTTTCTTGAACTTTTTTCATTTCTGACTCTATTTCTGCTTTTCTAAAAGATTTACGCATAAACGTTTGTTTTTTTACTGTTGATGTGCCATGTTCAAAAATATTTGCAACAAGCGGTGCTGGTGTTATTACTCCTCTTTTATTCTTGAAATATCCGTAAAAGCCAACTTTAGTGTTTATTCCTTTATCGCTTGGCGTTTTATATACTTTAGTTATTTTCAAACATTTCATTATATTTGAGGCTCTAAAAGATTTTGGAACATTTTTCAGTACATTTTTATATACTTTTTCTGCTCCCGCTTTTGTCATCTCACCAATTATTTTTTCACTATCTTGTTCTAATTCTTGAAACACTTTTATTAAATCATTTGGTAATTCTTCTTTAAATTTCGCCATTATTTAGTCACTCTTTTACATTGCATTTCAAGTTCAATATTTGCCTCATTTACATTATTTAAATATTCAATAGTATAGATTTTGTCTTTATATTTTACATATACATCTCTATTAGAACTGTAGTATGCGTCTTCTACTTTTTTTGAATATCTAATAGTAAAATTAGTATACGCCTTTTCAAAATCAGAACCATTTGCAATTAAAGTATATCCTTTTGTTGTTTTTACTTTAGAAAAAGGTTTAAGGATAATAATTTCATTTTTTGTAACAAATCCATCACTATCCTCTATTTCCTCAATTTGATATATAGATATTTTTTTATTATAATCGCCTGCGTTTATCATAAGTTATTCCTCGTATGCATATCAAGAATAGTTTTTACAGTATTATTTATATTTTTACCATCAACATACATAACTCTATTGTCGTACATATCTTGGCATAATACATAAACAACAATGACAAAGTCCGAATATGTATCAAGTGTTTCCGCTTCTTCATTTTCGGACTTTTGTGGTATTCCTGTATAATTTTCAATATAATTTTTAGCAATATTTAAAAATAGTTCAATATTTTTATTATCATCATCATTAACTTCTGATAATCTCAAATAATTAGTTATATCCTTTACAGTAATTTCACTTACTTTCATTGCTTGTCCTCCTTTTTAGGAAGTCTATTTAGTTGTTGGGTCTGTTGCACCAGATACTGCAACTGCTATTTTTTGTGTATTTTCAACTTTAGCATCTAATTCAGAGTATCCAACAACACCTATTGCGTGTTGTGTAGCAAATTTTTCTAACAATATTTGTATTTCCATAGACTCTGTTTCTTTTATAGCAAGTCCTGAAAAGTCTCCATAGAATATAACAGCTTTTGATGCTGTTCCTAATTTTTCAGCTTTTTCTGAACAATAAACAGGTTTTCCTAATAATTCATAATCCCATTTTTCGTTAAATGCTCTGTTTAAAATGTAGTTTCCATCGCTATCTTTTAATTTTCTTATTTTCTTTCTTGTGTCCCTATTCATAATCCAATAAGCATTAGCTTGAAAAGCATCTGGTACAGTTTCTTGAATATCTATTAATTCATCTGCAGTTATAGAAGATTTTGCAGCTAATGTTACTTTCATATTTGTTGAATCATAAGATTTAGTAATACCTGAAATTTTACTGTCTGTCCCATTTAACATTTCGCCTTCATAGAATAGTTTGAATTTTTCAGCCATTTTATTTACAACATAATCTGTTAAATTAAAATCATTGTTATTTAGTAATGATTTTGATATTTTTGTTAATGCTCCAATTAAAAATCCTGTTAATTCAACTGTAGCAAATTTCCCAGAATGAGAAACTAATTCGTCAAATTCTGTAGCATAAGCAACTGTTACATCATCTGTTGTATCATCATATTTTGGTACAGCTAATGTTCCTTTTGCATCATATCTTGTTGCACTTGCATATAATGGTGATATTTCAATAACTTTATCAATAACTTTTTGAGCTATTGTTTTTGGTATTATCACTCCATTATCACCTTTTGTTAATTGTGTTTCAGAATTTTGTGGTACACCACTTACATAATTTCTTATGAATGTTGCAAATGCTTTAACATCTTCTTCTTCTTGTGTTAATTCTTTTTCGCCTTCTGTTTTGTTACATTCCATTTTGTTTACTTTTTTACTTCTTTCTAATGTTGCATCAATATTTTTGATTTCTTTTTCTACATCATCAAAGCTTTTTATTTCTTCATCATTCATAGCTCTGTTTTCAACTTTTGCCTTGTTTAATATTTCCTCCATTTTCGCTTGTAAATCGTTTCTTTTTTCCATTAATTCCTTTTCATTCATGTTTTTTACCTTCCTTCTTTTAAATTTTTATAAAATAAAAAAACAACTAACTTAATAGCTGTTTTCATTATTTTTTTATATTAAATAATCTTTTTTCAAAATCAGAATAATCTAATTTTGGCTCATCTGCTTTTTTAAGCATATTTTTTAATGATTTTGGTACATTCTTGTAATTTTTAAACAGATTAGATGTGCATGCGGCGACTTGCTTTTGTTCTTTTATTAAATTTACATCAAATGTATCATCTACTTCTTTTGCACCTAACCAACTTTCGGCATTTATCAACTCTTTTATTTCTTCTTCATCAACTTTTGCCTTTTTCATATAAAGTGGTATCATGGTACTGTTTTCAATAGTATTTAAAACATCTATGCATTTTTGAAAATCTAATGCATTACCATAACAGATATTTATTGGTTTGTGTATCATTATCACTGAATTTTCATAAATATTTACATCGTCACCCATCATTAAGATAAATGTACCTGCACTAGCACACAATCCATCTACGTATGTATGAATTTTAGTTCCAGAATCTTTTAATCTTTGCAACATACTGCATATTGTAGTTGCAACAAAGACCTCTCCACCTGGTGTGTTCATAAAAATGTTTAAATCTGATATATTTCCTAAGTTGTCTAATTCTTCTTTAAAACTTTGTAAGCCTATCAAATTATTGTCCTTTTCGCCTGTCCACCAATCTGTATCATCTGTAACTATTTCACCATAAAAATAAAGGTCAGCACTCGTGTTTGGTATTATGTTTTTTATTTCATAAAACTTATTCTTCAATTTGCTCACCTCCCTCCGCTTCTTCACTACTTTTTTGTATGTTTTCCTTGTTGTTTTCTTCTATTTGCTTGTTATCTTTATTTACATCATCCATTTTTACCATTTTATTGGTATTTGGGGTATAAATCTGTTTTGTTTTTGGGTCAAACAATACACTTCCCAAACTTAAATTTACTAAATCTAGACCTTCAAGTGCATCATCGCCTTCCAAATATCGAACTTCATTTATTGTTTTAAATCCAGATTCTATTGCAGTTTTATATGCTTCATATCTTTCTTTTATAGTACATCTTATTAGTTCTGTATAATCTGGTGCAAAATAATAAGACTTCTTTTCTTTTTCAAGTAAAAAGTCTCTATTTAAAGCTGTACAAAATGCTGTCGCAATTGGCATAATTGCATTTTTTAGAAAATCTTCATTTGTTTTTCCTATATGAAATATTTCTTTTACTTCTTCACTAAATGTTTTGTTTTTTTCATTTAACTGATTTTCAACAGATGTATTTGATGCTTCTTGAAATTCCATTCCATCATTTAAAATTACACAACTAGAATTTCCATTATAATAATCATTCCATGCTTTTTTTAGCGAGTCCATACCTATTTTGTCTAATTTGTTTTTTGATTTTAAAAATCCTTTTTTATTTCCGCCTGTTCTCATCAAATCCAAGTCATATATTATTCTTTTATATGCTGTTTCTAAGCTTTTGCTTATTTCTTTTGTGTATCCTGTTCCATATGCACCATTTTTTGTATTTCTTAACAATTTTATGAAATCATATGGTTTATAGCTTTTTCCATCAATCAATATGTAATACTTTTTATATATTGCATCGGTATTTCTTTCAAATAAGACCTTCTTTTCTTCTACATAATTTAATCCAACAAAATTATTACCTTTTTTATTAATGTATGCATACCCACCTTTTCCCAAAAGATAATCTTCTACAATTGCTTTTTTAAATTGAAACCCATCTAAAGTATCTTTTGTATCTAAATTTATAATATTTACTCTGTCATCTTCTACTTCTGATGTTTGTTTTTTTCCATCTTTTGTTGTTTTTTTGTATAACTTAAATGGTATCATTGCAAAAGAATCACAAATTAATCCTACTGCACTTGAAACTGCAGGTATCATTAATACTTTTTCTCTGTCAATTTCTTCTCCAGATATCAAAGCTTTTAGTATTACATCATTTACTGTATTTTCATCAATAATTGTTTCTTCATTTGTTTCATTTTTAATATTTTTTTTAAAAATATCTCTTATTTTCACTTTTCTCACCTCCTAAAAACTTTGACATACAAAATTATCTTCATTTAATATCTTTTGTTGCAATAAATAAGTCGCTATAATTGTACTTACAACCATATCGACTTTCCCAGTAGATTTTTTCTTATTAACATATTTATTTAAATTAGTATCTTCTGTACATTTTGCATTTTGGAAATTTATTTCATATAATCTGTCACCGTCGTAGCTAAATTTTCTTTGTAATATATTTTCTTGCAAGAATTTTGTTGGTTGATGTAAAACACTTGAGTGTTGTTTTACTTCAACTGTCTCATATCCTGCTTCTTGAAGTTTATTAGCTGTAGAAATGCAGTTATATCTATCATAGCCTATTTGAACAATATGAACTCCATATTCTTTTTCTAAGTTCATAATAAATTTCTCAACAAAACTATATGATATAATTTCCTCTCCGCAAGCAAAACAACTTCCATCTTCTATAAATCTTCTATAGTCAGTTCTTTCTCTACGGTTCTTTTCTTCTATTCTTCCTGCAGGAATAAAAGCCCATGATTTTGCAAATATCATATCATCTTCTATTGTTACCATTGAAACTGATGTATTATCATTTGTCATTGCTAAGTCTAATCCTACATATACATCTTTTCCGTCCCAATTAAATACTCCTCTTGTGTTTTTACATAATCTTAATTTATCTAAAGTTATAAATTCTTCACCAGAATTTGATGGCATGAAATAATTCATGTGTTTTGTTAAAAACTCAACTCTTTCATCTGGCTTTGCTAATGCTTTTTTTCTGTTATCTCGGATTTCGTTATAATTTTCTTCAACTCTTAACGGATTTGCCATCTGTAATCCAATATCATCCCACAAATGCTCTTCTGTTGCATAATATACTAGTGCAAATAATCTTTCATCTGTTTCAAGGCCTTTGTATATCTTTTTTAAGTAGTCAAGTTCTCCTAACATTATTGATTTATCTTCTGCATATGCAGATGTTAATCTAAACATCAAGGGATTTCTTATATTTAATTGACCAGATTTCATTGCTTCAACATTCGAATTATCTTTCATTGCTCCAAATTCATCTGCAATAAATGCACTTGGTTTTATCGAATTGTTTCTATTTGCTTCTGCCGTTCTTGGTTGATAAAAACTATGTGTCAATGTGCATTCTAATCTTCCACTTAATGTTTTTGGAATATTAAAGTATTGACCAACTAATGGACTTACATTTAAAATTTGTGCTATTGCTTTTTTTACTTCTCCTGCTAAGTCTCTGTCTAAACATATTGAATAAAATTCTGAATAATTATCTTCAGTCAGCATTAATATTATAAATATTAGTGCTGCTAAAAATGTTTTTGTATTTTTTCTAGGTATAAATAAATCAACTTCTCTATACCTATACTTTTTAGCATCTGTTTTGTATCTCCATCCAAAAATATTAGCAATAAAAAAAGCTTGGAAATTTTCCAAACCTTCGTATAAACTTTTGCCAACAATATGTAATCCAGTTGCAAAATTCAATAATTTTAAAATGCCCTCAATTATTCCAATTTTTTTTGTATCAAAATAATATGGATAATAGTCATTGTTTTGTTTTTCTAAATCTTCTAAAAACCATTCGCATTGTTTTTTTACTTCAAATGTTGTTATTTCTTTTCCACTTATACAATCTTGAGCATATTCTTTTGCTTTTTCTAATAACATTATGCTTCACCTCGTAATACTTTTAAAAGTGGATTATCTGCTTCTTTATCCTCTTTTTTAGGTATACTTCTTAATGCCGATGCTATTGTCATGACATTTTCTTTTTCAATGTCTAATAACATTTTTCTTTTTACTTGTACTTGTTTGTCTATTGACAACATAGACTTTATCATTTTTGCAAGAGTTTTAGCATATTCTAATTTGTAATCTAATAATCCTTCTGTGTCGTCTCTCTCTTTTAATTCCTCTATTAGTTCATTTTCTTCTTCTCTTAATTTAGATATTAAATTGTAGCATTCTTCTCTTCGTTCTTCTAAATCTGAACACTCAGCTTGGAGCAAACAATATCTATTTATAACTGCTTCATAAATTGCATCATTTTTATCTATATTTTTTAGTATTTTTTGTATTCTTTTAAATTCTTTATGTGCTACTTTGTTTTGTTTTACTTCTTTTCTTTCTTTTAGTTCCATATCTGTGCTTAAAGATTTCTCTCCTTCTTCTCTCATCTTTAATTCAGCTTTTGTTCTATGTGACTTTTTTTCTGTCGTTAATACCTTGTATGGTTTTGTTGGTGTTGGCATATTGTTCATCTCCTTTCTTACATTATTAATTTGTGCTGATGTGGGATTTTTTTTTAAGCAGAGGTATGCAGTCGGTGTAAAAATTTATTTTTATTTTTTGTCTTTCGTGGTAGGGGGGATTAGATATTCTTTTTTTCTTGCTCATCTATTATTTTTTGTACTATTTCTCGTGGTATCTCTCTGTTCTCGCACATCTCATGATGATAACTGCATACTGTTATTAGGTTGTCATTATCTAATCTTCTATTATAGTCTTCGTTTATTGGTATGTTGTGATGTACACTTAGTTCATTCATGTTATACTTTGTTACTGTATTGTATAATTCTCTAATGCATATCTGACATAAATACAAGTCTCTCTTCTTTATTTCTTCTCTCTTTCTATGCCATAAACTTGTCCACCTAAACCTATCCGCTTCTGTTACTTCTTTCTTTCTGTTTGGCTTTTCTTTACATATATATTTACTATCATGTATCTTCCCACAATATTGACAACTCTTTAACATTATTTATCATCTCTATTATTCTTTAAATTATTTACTGTGTTTCCATGTTCCATTTTTATTTCTATAGTTTTGTTTAATATTGCATATATGATTACTACACTAAGTATTCCACATAACAAAACACATGGACTTAATATAATTAATAGCATAATCTTTAACATTTAAATTCATTCCTTTCGTACAAAAGAAAGAAGCACCTTTATTAAAGTGCTTCTTTTATAATATTTTTATTATTGTCTTATTGGTGCTCCTGCATTATCTTTATAGCTGCCTACTGCTATCTGAATTAAATCTTTAATCCATCCTAAACAAAAGAAATTCGCTGTGCAGGTCTTTACTAATCCGCTTCCTATTTTTCCTAAATAATAATCATGTATTCCTATAAACCCTCCACAAGCACATAAAATTAATGCTGTACGCTTAGATTTATCACTTGTTATAGTTGTATAATTTGCCATATAAATCATCTCCTTTTTTATTTGATATAATATATGTTAGCATATTATAATTAATTTTTTTGTCGTTTTGTGTCGAAAATATTTTTATTTTTTATATTCTTGTAATATTCTCAATTGTATTAGAATTATTATTTTCACAAACTTCTTTATACTTGCAAATGTTACATTGCTTTTTAGAGTCTAATATACATTTATTTTGTTTTATTCTTTTTTTAAAGTATTCTTCTCTTCTCCATTCAGCAACTATTTCTGCTGCTATAGAACTTCCTTTTCTTTTCATATGCATTCCTCTTTTATTAATAAACTCTATTCAATAATATTTATTTAAACTATCTATCATTGCATACAATTTATTAAAGAACTTGCTAGGTTAGTTCTTATACTACATTCTATATTTTAAGGAGCTAATTATGAAAAACACAACATATATTAACATTACCTAGCATTGTTAATATCATAAAAATAGAGCTAGCTTATAAAACTAACTCTAACATTTAAGGAACCTTCTTAAAATTCTGCAATAATAAATACTTCTTATCTACTATTGCTATTATATATATAACATAATTTATATGTGCTTTTCAGTAACTTTTTGTTCCTTATTACATAATTTATCAAATTTATTTAATGCTATTCCATTCATCTTTCTCATATATTCATAATTATAACCTATCTCACTAGCTGTTTTTACTAATGATTTACCTTTAATATACACACTGTCTAATATTAATTTATATGGTTGTCCAAGTTTATCTAATTGTTCTAATATCATCTTTTGTTTTTTGCTTTCTTCTACGACTTTTTCTAATAATTCATTTATTGTATCAATTAATATACTTAATTTTTCTGCCATATTATCTTGCACTTGTTTACTGCCATTTGGCATATCTGACAATGCTGCTGTTATGTTTGTTATATTTGTTTTATACTCTTCTATGTATTCTAATCTACCTTTTATCCATTGTTGATTATGTTTATATTCTTTTAGATTTTCTCTATTCATTTGTTCTCCTTTCCCAACTTTTACAAGTATCTCTTTTTAATACACAATCTTTATTATGCTTTTTTGAATTATCTGAAATACATAATCCTGTTCCGTATTTTCCTTGTCCAATTCTAAAATATTTACAAGTTTCACATATCTTTGTCATTTGTATCACTCCGTTTCCTTTACTTATTTTCTACATACTCTTTGATATTGGGAACAGTTTGTTTTTTTATTATTCTTACTATATCTTTTAATATTTGTTCTTTTTCCTCTTCTAAAATATCATTAGCAATTATATCTAATTTCTTAAATATTTCCCTATAATCTTCTGACTTTGGGTTTTCTATTCCTATTTGTGTCAAAAACTTACATATTCTCATAGGTGTAATATATTTATCTAAAAATGCATATGGACTTTTTGTTTCCGAATTCTTTATATGTTTTACTTCTTGAAATTTGTCTCCAACTATTTTTATTCTTTTTTCTCCATCTAATGTTTTTACTACTATTCCTTCTCTTATGCAATCAGTACCTTCCAATTCAGATTTTTGATTGTCCACATATTTTTTCTTTAATTCATCATAACTCGTTAAATTTTCAATTGCTATTTCTGGTACTGTTTTAAAACCTATTTTACTTGCTATCTCTTTCATTTCTTCTATGCTTGCAAATATTCTTGTAAAATCCTCATCTTCTGTTGGTCTTTTTATTATTTCTTTTACTAAATCAAAAGCATAGTATGGCTCTATCTTTCCTTGTTTGGCTAATGAATTATAGTTTATTTTGCCTTGATTTAACCATTCACCATATAATACATACCCTTTTGGTAAATATTCTAATATTTTGTTTTCTCTTTTTCTTACATATTCAACAAATCCATTTAGCCCATCTTCTCCCGTTAATTCATTTGTCCTGCTATATAATCTTATTTTTCCATTATCATTATATATTGCTGTGTTACTTCCATCTATCTTTTCTTGGACTACTATTCTTGTTCCTTCTTCTATTTGATATTTAGCATTGTCTGGTCTTTTTATTTTACAATACATTTTCATCTTATCTTTCCTCCTTTATAGGTTCAAATGTAAATCCTTTTTTATTAAAATCAGTTAATTTTGTTTCCCAACTTTCAATAGGTTTCTTTACTTTTAAACTTTCTTTAAAACTGTTTTTATGCTTTTCTTCATATTTTGCTATTAGTTCTTCTATGTAATCTGCTTCTATTAGCATCCTGTTATTTCCATATGTACCTTCTAAGCCTTCTACTAACTCTTTTATATCTGCTAATCTTATATATACTTCTGTTCTACCATTTCTAGTTTGATGTTCAATTTCTTTTTTTAATCTTTCAATATTCATAATTAATTCTCACTTTCTCCTAGTAATTCTTGTAAAATATCTATCTTACTTTCATAAATTAATAATTCTTCTCCTTGCATATTTACTAGATTAATTTTTAATTCTTCTATCTTGTCTTTTATTTTTTTGGCTGATATATAATCATTTGATAAGGTTTTATTTATCACATCGTGAATTTCAGTATCTCCATATTTTCCAATTATTCTCCTTCTTTCTTTAAATTTTAATTCTTCATTTTCTTTTTGTAGTTTTTCTATTATATTTAATAATGTTTTATTCGCTCTTATTTCTTGCATTAAATAAGCTATTCGAGGTTCATCTAACATATCTTCTTTTTCTATTTCTAACTCATCAAGCAATCTTTTCGTTCTTGCATTTATTACTTTTAAAGCTTTCTTTTTTTCTTCGTTCATTTATTCCTCACTTTCTTTTAAATAATCTTTTGCCATTTTATTTGCTATTTCAATTTCTGTTTCTATATAACTTTCGTATTTAATTACTTTAGCTCCACAATGTGGACAATATTTTAAGTTATTTTCCTCTGGTGTTCCTTCATAAAATAGCCACTCATCATGACAATTACTACAGTGCCATAAGCATTCTTCTGTTCCGTCTTCTCTAAAAGTACATTCTTTTTTTTCTTTATTTTCACTTTTTAACAAACATCTATGCTCACATATATTATTTTTAAATTCTTCTGCACTTTTTAAATTCATTTCAGCTAATCTTTTATATTTCTCATTCTCTTGATATATCTGCTTTAAATCCACAAATTTTCCATCTTCTATTTCTATCATATATTTGTTTATATCTATTTGTACTAAATCACTTTTAGTTATTAAATATATATTTTCTGTTCCGTATTCTCTGCTATATCTTATTACTTTTAATCTACTGTTTTCACTTTCCAAATTTTCATTCTCTTTTAATAGAACTTCGTTCATTTTCAATACTCTTTTATAATCTGATAAAAACATATCTGTTAAATTAAAGAAAAAGTCTGGGTCTATGCTTTTTATAAAGCCTTTATCTTTAAATCTTCTAAATTTTTCATATACTTTTATTGCCTCATCTATATTTCTAAAGTATTTTTTATTTTGTAAATTTTCTATACTATTTTCTTTCACTTAAAACACCTCCTAATATATGATTTTCTCTTTTTCTAATTCTTTATATTCTTCGTCTGTTAATCCAAATATTTCAATGTATCCATAATAATAACAATAATCAACTGTTATTCCATCCTCATTATATATTGTTTCCATACTATCTCCTTCTGTATTTCTCGTGTCAAACGCTTGTATTCTCTTTTTGAATTTTTCTTTTAGAAACTTTTTTAACTTGTTTAATCTATTTTCTTTCACTATGTATCACTCCTCTTTTTTCTTTTGCATATCTACTATAATTTCTTTCTTGTATATAATTTTAAATGTTGTATATACGATATCTGCTCTAAAATAACACATTTTATTGCATAACCATTCTAGAAAATCTGATAAATAATCTAATATTACAAATGGAAATAACAATATGTAAGTAATAATATACAAAGCATTCATTGTTTTTTTATGTTTATCAGCCATTTTTGAAGTTATTTTTAAATTTCTTATTTTCATATCTTATTTACTCCTTGTATACTTATCCAATATTTTTTTGTTTTTTACTGCTAAATCAATAACAGGTTTAAACCATTTTGCTAAATCTAAACAAATTTTCTCGACGTCTTCTAAGTCTATTCCTTGTTTTGCTAAATCTATTGCTATTTTCATTTTTTCTTCTTCGCTCATATTTACTCCTTTACAACTAAATTAGCTTTGTCTAACCTATACATTATTTCACTTAATTTTTGGTATGGCTTTTTAGATGTAAAAATAGCTTTTATTCTACTTGTTATTACTGGTAATTCTGGTCTTATTATTTTTCTGTCATGAATACATACATAAACACATTTGTTTTTTGCTATAAAATACTTATATGTATTACCATCTAACTCAAATCCATACTTTTCAAGTTCTTTTAAATCTACATCATCTCTTATTTTTGACATATCCAATCTACCCACCTTATCACATAATAATTTCTAAATAAATTTGGTTCATATACAAAATAACCATTTCCCTCTAATCTTTTTTTATTTATTGGGTATATTGAAAGAACTTGGATTCCTTCATATCCTTTCATTTTTGATTTTCTAATTTTATTTAATAAATATATATATTGAAAAAATATTCTTATCATATCTATTCTCCTCCTAATAACTCTGGATTATTGGCTTTCTGTATTAAATTACATACTTTGTCTTTGCTTATATTTCCTTTTGTATTTTTTATTAGGTCTATTATTGTTTCTTTAAAATTAATTATTGAAAGATCTATATTATTTTGAATTAATTTATCTGTGTTTCTTAATTGCTCATCTACTTCTAATTGTTTGATTTTATAAGTGTTTAATAAATCATTAAGTTTAAATAATTCCTCTTGTTTTTCATTCAGTTTTGTTTGTAATTTATTTATTTTATCTTTATTTTCTTCTTCTCTTGTTTTAAATTCTTCTAATGTTACTAATGCTCCATCATATAATAATTTGTATTTGGATTCTTTTTCTAACTTTAATTGTAATTGTTCATTTTCTTGCTTAACTTCTCTTATTTCTTTATATCCATTTAACAAATATTGTTTTAAATCTGGAACTTTTATTTGTTGCACATCTGGTAATGTTTCTTCTATAATCATTTCCGTTTTTTCTTTTTTATTAAATAATTTAATTAGTTTCATCTTCTCCTCCTACTTTATAGCAATTAGCCATATATTGATTATAAGATAATATTGTTAAAATTCTTGTTATAATTCCGTTATCAATATCTCTTTGTAATGTTTCTTTTGTATAAACATCTCCTATTTGTATAAGTTTCTTCTTATCTTTTCTTTCTACAAATTCTTCTGATAATTCTATTTCAACTATATCTTTATCTTTTATTAGGTCCATTATATTGTCTGAAAAATTTTCTACTGCACTGTTATCAAACCAATCTTGTTCATATATACTATAATATATAGCTTTTTTATTTACTTTATTTTCTCTTATCCCTACAACTTTAACTATATCTCCTGTAATAAGTCTCACATAATCATTCTTTTTTATTTTATCTAAAACATATAAAGCATAACCTACAATACTATCTTCTACTTTTTCTAAATAATCTTTTTTACTTATACATCTTTTAATATCTTCCATATGTCCTCCCTTCTTTTTACTTGCACCATTTGCAATTCTTGTAGCTTCGTTTTCTTCATCATCTAAATCAAATGCCATTTTTTATTCCTCCTCAATCTCTAAAATAACTTTTGATTCTTTGCCATATTCAAATGTATCTGTAAATCCCTTTACATAGTTTCTGTTGTCATCTTTAAGTTTTCCTGCTTTTACCATTGAATCTAATATAAACTTTTTAGCAAAACATACGTTGTCTAAGTCTCTTCTTTTATTCTCTTCTATCCAATGAAAATGGATTCTAATAGGTCTTTTATACTGAGGTAATAAATTTATATAGTATCCTATATCGCTTTCAATATTCTTCTTCATATTTGCACCTGCAAATCTATTTTTTCTACACTCATTTATGTATTGATTTAAGCTTGGTAATCTAAATGGTATTTCAATTCTATTCACTTTTTCTTTAATTCCTCTCTCATTAAATCTTGCCAGTTTATTTGATTAGCTTCAAAGTCTTTGCATCTGTATCTACTTTTGAAATTTTCATCTTCTAGTCTTAAACAGCCTGTGCAGTATTTGCATATTCCTGGCATATCTACTAACTGCTTCATACTCTTTTCACTCTTACCCATTTTTTATTTAGCATTTGTGCTATTATGTAGCTTGTATATCCATCTACTAAAACATTGTCTTTGTTTATTACTATTGGCTGTTCAAATTTGTTATTTCTTAAGTAATATTCCATTTTACTTATTAGCTTTAATGTTCTGGGATATTTCATCTTAAACTCTTTTGATATTTTTATATTTTTTAACCTCTTAATCATAACGAACTCCTTTCTAATCAATTCTTGGTATATGTCTTGAATATTCTAAATAATATTCTTGCTCTTTTTCTCGTCTTGCTTTTTCCGCTTTGTCTATTTTTAACTCTGGACTATCTTCAAAAAACTTTCTTCTCGCTCTTGTTATACTTTCAATGCTTATTCCTGAAAATTGAAGATTGTCCATAATCGTTTTAAAACTGTTTTTATACAAAGTTGGTTCTAATTCTTCTATAACTCGTCTTATTAGATAGCCATCGTTTTCTCTAGCATAAGGTTCTGTTCTCAATATCTCTCTTGTTTTATTTTGTACATCTTTTCTTCTCATTTGTTTTCTCCTTTCAGTAATCTTTAAAACTTATTAATTCATTAAATATCGACTCTTTTTCTTTTTGAGATAAATTTATGTAATCATTTTCTCGTTTCATTTCTCCAATAAAAATAATTTTTCTATTTGGCTCTCGCTCGATTTTTTCTTTGTATTTTTTTAATAAATTAATATATATATAATTATCATCTAAATTAACATTCTCATCTTCATTTACATCTACATTATCATCTTCATTATCATTAAGGTTTTTGTTTGCTTCTTCTTGGGTTTTGTTTAGGTTTTTCTCGGGTTTTTCTTGGGTTTCCTTTTTAGGTCTTCCACCTTTTTTTCCATTTTCTACACTTGCCTTGTATCTAGCATTTGCGCTATCTATATTAGGTTTTATTAATATAAACATTGCCTTTGCAATTCCATCTTCAATTTTTGGTTCTTTTTCTGTAAATGAATAATCAAATATTGCATTATATAATTTTAATTGTTCTTCTTGAGGTATATTTTTTATTGCCTCATAGAAACTTTTATAAAAAACTATACTTTCTTTCATGTCGTTTTTCTCCTTTTGTATAATTGAAGGGTAATGATTTATTTTGTCATTACCCTAGTTGTCTAATATTCTTTTGATTTTTCATATTCAATACTTATATTAGTTCTCCAATCATTATCTAAATTAGATAAATTGCTGCTAATAAATGCATCAACAAATTTGTCTAGTGTTGCTTTTTTATTTAACTCTTTTCTAATAATTTCTTGCATTTTAGGTCTTTTTTCTTCTACTAACTTTTTAATTTCTTCTTTCACAACGTCTTTAATCATTTTGTTTACATATACTTCTAAGAGAGTATATTCGTTGTCACGGCTATAACTACTTATACAACCATTTTTATCTACTTTTGTTTCTAAAACTGTATTTACTAAGCCGCTTACAACCTTGTCTTTATCTATTGATTCAACAATCCCAGTCATTACAGTATTTTTAATTGCCTCTGCTAAATAATTATCGTCTATATCTAAGTTCAATCCTACAATATTACTCATTAAAATTTCCTCCTATTTTTTATAAATAACTTTTTCCTATTAATTTTATAAACTCTTCTCGAGTATGATTTTTTTCATATTCTTTTTGAGTATCTATTCTTAATTGATTTATTATTGCTTCATTAGAATGACATTCAGGACATATTAATTTTACAAATTTATGTTGTATACTTCTTTTTCTGTTGCTTCCACCATAAACTTCGTGCGGATCTAATCGTTTTGAATATATATTGCAAAATTCACATATACCTTCTTTGACTATATCTTTGTCTCTTTGTCGTTCTAATTTTGCTAATTTATTGCTTTTCTTTTTAATTTTTGTAACTTCTTTTTTCTTTTCTTTTTTTGTCTTTGGATAAGGGTTAAAGCTTTTACTTAAATCTTTTATTACCACTTTTATCCCAACTCCTTAATAACGAATTTATTTCATTTTCTGATTTAGTTTCTATATTCAAACTTTCTGCTAATTCAACTAATAAATTTATTAATAAGCTCATTTCTTTTGTGTTATATGTTGAACTTCCATAATAGCAATTTACTCTTATACATTTATCTTTTCTGCTAACCTCTTGAACTATAAAACCTAGGCCTTGTCTGCTCCAGATTCTTTCAAAATTTTCAAATGCTTTTTCTTCTATTATCATTGGTTCAAAAGAACCTATTTGCGTTATTGCATCTTTGTAAACTATTTCTTTTGTTGTGACAGTTCCATCTTTTGATAATTCTTTTGCTATCTTGTCACATAATACCCAGCAATAAGCATTAGCATTTAAACTTCTTTTTTCTTTAAATTCTTTCAATTCAAATTGTTTGTCTTTTGTTTGTTCTATTAAGTAAGTTATTAATTTGTTTGCAGTTCCTACCATATTGCCTCCTAAAATAAAAAGTTGATACTGTTTTCGTAACATTTTTCTGATTCTTCTATTTTTTTCATTCTTTCTAATAATTTGTTAATACTTATTTCAATAGATAATTCTTCTTGTTGTTCTATATCTTGTTTTAGATGTTCCCACATTTTTTTATAATTCATAATTAACCCCTCTTTATTTGTTTGCAGTTCCTACCATGGAAATACCCCATTTTTTAAGCAATTTGTTAGTATTTCTAATTTAGGTAAATATTCTTCTTTTATAAAATCTTCATCATATGTAATTGGTATCATTTCAATTCTTGTTTTATCAATTTCATTAAAATAATTAATATAATCTTTTGGTCCTAAACTATAAGCAACTATATATAAATTATGAATATTGCTTGCATACATTTCTACTTGTGCTTGTCTCCAGTATTGTTTTGATACTTTAAAAATCTTTTCTAGCTTGTGTGTTTTTACTTCATAAATACAAGTATTTGTATTTCCATCTAAATTAACTCTTAATCTCTCTATTATTATTTGCTTGTCCTTTTCTAAATCTTCAATATTTAATGCATCTAATATTTTATGTTCATAGTTATTCCCTGCTTTTGTTGCTTCTGTAGAAAAATTGTTTTTATTTAGTCCTAACTTCTCTAACCACCATTTTTCGAATGTTTTTGTTTTCCAGTTTCCTACAACCATACTTGTATCTGAAGCTCCTATGTAATAACTCCTATCTTGACTTTGTATCAATGTTTGATAAGTCTCTTTCAAAATTACTTAAAGTATCAAAATAACTAAATAGTGCTTTTATTTCATCTTCTGTTTTGTGAAGTCTTTCTGCTATTTCTTTTACTGATAAACCTTGCTTTAATTTTTGTGTATATATTTGTTGACATCTTTCTTTAATTTTAAATATATCGTGTTTTGATAAATCATCTTCCCAATTATCTTTATCACTTTTTAATTCATCTTTTAGCCATAAATCAAATCCTAGTCCTGTTCTTATTGCAACACCTTTAACAAATAATCTAGTTTGACAATTCCATAATCTTTGTTGAGACATTGAGTTGTCTTTAACTGGATTTGAACCATTTGTAACAGGTCCTCTTTGAATAAACTCTAAATCATCTATTACAATTCTTACTGCTGTTTCATATACTTGATTTATATTTCCTTTACTGTCTTTAAATTCTTTTTCGGTCATATACAGACTACTTCCAGTCAATTCATTTACAACTGGTTCAAAATATACTCTTTCTGCTCCGTTTTCATGTAATAAATCAACAACTTTTGCCCAATTCAAATAATCTGCTTTATCTCTTTTTTCTGTCCATTTGCTAACATCTATTTCCCTCAATTCTTCATAACTTTTTAACATTATTTTTACCTCCCACTAACTAAAATTGGCTTGCCCAATATTCATTTTCTAAATCTCTTTGTTCTTTTGCTTCCATTTCAGAAACTCTTTTTTCTAGCTCGTCTCTTTCGTCTATGTATTGAAATTTAAGTGCTTGTATATCTTCTAATATGTCTTTTTCTGTTGTTTCACTCTCTAATGTATCTAAACTTAAAATTAAATTATCTAATTGATAATATCTTTCTTTCATTTTTCCTCCTTGCAATTCTCATTAAATTATGTTAATATAATTAATGAGAATATTTATATATGTATTTTTTGTTTGAATTAGTTGTTTGATTGGTAGTCCTCAACTAATTCTTTCATTTTGTCTAAAATTACTTTTTCATTGTTGTATTTATTACAACTAACTAGACTTTTAATTCTGTCTATTAATTCTTTTTGTTCTTCATTTTCAAATCTTAAATCTTTGTTTTCATTATGTACTGCTAAATTTTCTTTGTTTAAGTCTCTAACTTGTCTTGCAAGTTCTACATTTCTTTTGTTTAACTTGTCTATTTTTTCAATATTTCTAATTGTTTTAAACATTTTTTACACTCCTTTAATCTTAATTTTAATTCTGCTAATGTTATAATGTGATATATGTAGCATTTATCTAGCTTGTCCATTTGTTTTCACTTTCTTTCTCTTTTGTGTTATAATTGCCTCGAAAGTGAGGTGATTAATATGTCTAATGCTGAAATCGCTAAAGATATTATTGTAGCTTTAATTGGCAATAATAATGACAAGTTTTTTGCAGACCCTCAATCTGCCGAATTAGCTGCCCAAAGCTATGAAATTATCTTTAACAAAGTTAAAGAATTAAATAAATAATTTTTTATAGTCCGCTTTACTCGCAATTTAGCGGATTATTTATTACTTTTATTAATCCCATTGCCATTGACGTTGCTTCTCCATCTTGTATTAATTCTCTTATTTTTTCATTAATTAATTTTAATGTTTCTTCTTCCATACTTCCTCCTTATCTCATTAAAAATCCTATAAAAATAGCTGTAAAATATCCTACAACTCCTATAAATGCTATTACATCTCTAATGCCATTTTTATATGCTCTCTTGTATATTGCTTTTTCTCTTTTACTCATCTTTTGTTCCTCCTTTCTATCTAAAATACTGTTGCATTATTTCAAATGCTTTGTCTAAATTTACTGCTTTTCCTTTTTCTCCTGTTTTTATTACTGCTTCTTTAAACTCTGGTTTGTCTAAAATTCTATATGCTTGTGCTTTGCTTATTGCAAATTGCTCTGCAAAATCTTTTACTTTTACATATTTAGCCCTACTTCTACTGCATAAGTTTGTCGCCATATTCTTCACTTCCTTTCTTTTTCTATATTTTACATATTTTCTTTTTAGTTGTCAAGAGTTTTTGTCTTCCTTTTTTATTAAATTTTAATTGTTATTGTTCGTTCTACTGACATTAGAATTTAAAAAAATATCATCCTTTTTATAGTTTAATATTTTTTTTATATTTAAAGCTACTTCTAAGGATGGAGCAACATTCCCTTTTTCATACCCTGTATATGTTGTTCTTGCTACTTTTAATTCATTTGCCATTTGCTCTTGTGTATATCCTTTTTTTGTTCTAATTTCTATAAGTTTTTCTCTCACTTTTTTCACCTCTCTTTGTTTGTTCTGCTGACATTATATTCTATGTTTGTTTGACTGTCAATACTTTTTTTAAAATTTTTTGATTTTCTTTTGTAATTGTTTGCAAAACTGACAGTACAATGCTATAATTTACTTGAAAGGAGTGCTTTTATGAGTTTCGGAAATAATTTAAAAAAAATTAGGCAAGATAACCAAATAACACAAGAAGAACTTGCTAAAAAGATTAATACATCTCGTTCTAATATTGCTAATTATGAAAATGATAAGAATATGCCATCTATCGAAATTTTAAATAAATTATCTGAAATCTTTAATTGTTCTACTGATTATTTATTAGGTAAAACCGACGTTAGAAACCCAGGTCAAAAAATAGACGATGTGTTAAATGAAGCAATGATAGGTATGTCAAAAAAAGATTATGACGGATTAACAGATACTCAAAAAAAACAAATTAGAGATTTTGCCATATTTGTAAAAGAACAAAAATCAAAAGGAGAAAATTAATGAATTTAGATTCTTTATATGATATTGCCAATAAAGAAAAAATTAAAATCTACGATTGGTATATAGAAGATTGTCATGGTATTTATTTGAATTATGATAAAATAAATGCTATCGCACTTAATTATGATAAGTTAGGAACCTATATCGAAGAAAAATGCACTTTGGCAGAAGAATTAGGCCACTTTTATATGGATGCTACTTACCCCGCTTCTTGTACTGATAAAGCTCTCATCGACAAACAAGAATATCGTGCAAAGAAATGGTCTTATTATGTGCTTATTCCATTCGAGAATTTACACAGAGCAATTTTAAGTCGGAATCAATACAATTTATGCTTTAGCAGATTATTTTGAGGTTACAGTTGAATATATGCAAAATGCAATTAATTTTTATAAAGATAAATATGGTTTTATATACTAAGGATAAGTTGAAATACACTTATCTTATTTTTTAAGGAGGAAATTATGCCTAAATATAAAGATATGAATTATACCGTTAGAAAAGATGGAAGATTAATGAAAAAAGTAACAATAAATAGTAAGCCTATATACATCTATTCTAATGAACCATCTGATTTATACAATCAGTATATCGATTTGAAATATAAAGGTAATAATGGAATACTAATTGATAACAATAATATTACTTTTAAGCAATATGCAGAAAAATGGTTTGAAATAAATTGTTCTCTTAGAGAAATTGCTACACAAGATTCCATTAAAAATAGAATTAATCATTTGAATGAGTATATAGGAAATATAAAATTAAAAAACTTGAAAAATCATCATATTAAAGAAATTGTTACTGATTTATCTAAAAAAGGATACACGGATTTAACTAAACGTTCTTTAGCAGAATGTAAAAGAATTTTAAATGATGCAGTTATAAATGATGTCATATCTAAAAATGTTGCTTTAGGAATAAATTCTCCAAAATTTCCTAAAACAGAAAGAAAGCCTCTAACTCAATCTGAGGACTTAAAAGTTTTTAATTTAGCCTTAACTCATAAATATGGTTTGTTTATTTTATTACTTAGATATTGTGGCTTGAGACCAGAAGAAGCTGTAGCTTTAACTATAAGAGATATTGATTTAAGTAATAAACGTTTAAATATTAACAAAGCTGTATCTCTTGCAAGAAATCAACCTGTAAAAAAGCCTACTAAAAATTTAAAGAACAGAAAAGTTCCTATTCCAGATTTTTTAATACAGTTATTATCTGAACGATTAGCTTATTGTTCTGAGAATAAAATTGAATATGTTTTTACTAAAGAAACTAATAAGTATGCTATGTTGACAAAACAAGCTTTAAAAACTCATTTAGATTCTTTTCTAACTGCTCTAAATAAAAATATAGAAAATGAAGATGATAAAATAAAATTTTCTTATTATCAATTAAGACATTCTTATTGTACAATGTTATACTATGCAGGAGTTAAAATAAAAAAAGCCCAAGAATTAATGGGGCATTCTTCTGCAGATATGGTTTATGATGTATATACTCATCTGGATGAAGAAAGAGAAAATGCAGATAAATTAATAAATGATTACATCTCCAAAAGTATAGCAAAAAGTTGTCAATAAAGTTGTCAATTCAAAAATTAATCCCTTGTATTCTTACATACAAGGGATTTTTAAGTTTTTCGATTTTTTCCTTACCAAGGCTGCACTCTACCAACTGAGCTATGCAGGCATATTAGTGTTTTTCAGCTTGTTTCATATATTTGACAACTTTTGTATTGTTCAATTTAGTTGTCTATTTTTTCTCATTTGACTATATTTTTTCATTAAAAAGTTGTCAAAAAGTTGTCAAAAATTATGTTTTAATATTATATCATTCCGTTATTTTTGTCAATTATTATAATAAATTTTAACAACTTTTACACTTATTGTTAATTAAGTACAAATAATTTAATATAACCTATATTTGCATTATAATATTTACATATGCAATAATAGCTTTCTAAAACTTTTTCATCTAATTCTTTTACTACTTCTTCTAATTCTTCCATACATTCCTCCATAAAATTTGACAAATTTAATTTTAGATTGTATATTATATGTAGTTGATTATGTATAACATACAATCTTCCGAGATAGTTTCGAGTTGCAGTCGAGCTATCTCTTTTTTATGATTGTATTACAACCTTTTACAAAAGGCAACAAAAATCGACCGCGACTTTCGACACAAACATGTCGCTGTCAGCGACAGACTATTCAATTTCGAATAAAAATTATAAAATATTCTAATACTATATTAGAGGTTTTATATGTTTGTATTTAGAATTAAAGAAATTAGAAATAAAAAGAATATATCTGCAAGGCAATTAGCAAAAGAAACTGGATTATCTAGAAGTTATATTTCTGAACTTGAAAATAATAAGAAATATAATCCTACTTTATCTTCTTTATATAAGATTTCAAGAGTATTAGATGTTAATGTTAAAGATTTGTTTTATACTAGACTTGATATTGAAGATTTAAAAAAAGAAATGTATAAAAGGATTAAAAAATTTGGATTAGAATCTGAGGAAGCTCTAGAAGTTAGTCAGTTGTTAGATTTAGTTTTGAATATAAAAAATGATGCCTAGTTTTACGCTAGGCATTTTCATTGATTAATTTTTTAAAAGAAAAAATTGAAGTTCATACCCAGAACTTCAATTCAATTAAATAAATAACATTTTGAGAGAACTTATTCCTCTCTTTTTTGTGCCCCAAACACAAACTTTACAAACGATACTCATAAGTAAGACTTTTGTCTTTTAGAAAAGAACTATTGATAGTTCTCTTTTATATTTGTTTCGATTTATATTTTGTATAAAATTGAAATGGACTTAAAACTTCAATATTATGTTCTTTCTCTAATACATTTGAAATGCTATTTATATGTTGGTCTTGTGTAATTAAATATTTTACATCTCCATCGATACAACAATCTACAAATTTATTATCTGAATAATCATCTTTGCAATAATCTGTATTTATTATATGGTCAATTTCTTCAACTTGCCACAAACATTTTGATAATGCTGCCATCAATGGAAAAATCTTAAAGCTATCTTTGCCTTTTGTTCTATTGATAGCTTCTATTAAAATATCTCCAAATGTAACCAATAATTCATTCTGCATTTCTTTATTCATAACAAATGATATTTTATTTAAGCTTTTTAAATTAAATATAGCTTTCGAAAATTCATCTTGTTTAAAGATACCATTGATAAATACGTTTGTATCTACAACAACTCTCATCTTTATGCATTACCTTTTTTAACCTTTTCAACAATTTTATCAATATCTTTTTCTGTCATTCCAGCTTCTTTTATTAGAGAAGAACATATATCGCATAATTCATTCCAGTCATTACTACTTGTTTCTTCTATTTCTTCAATTAACAAATCTTTTACTGAAATATTTTCTTTTACCTTATTTTTCATAAAAATTCTCCTCCCTTTAAATTTTGTATAACCATATATTTTTTTCATATTATCACCTATTTAATAATATTCCCTAAAAAATATATAATGATACAAATTATTATAGCATAAAATTTACATAATATCAAGTATTCTCTTTCTTTCATTTTATAATAAAATTTTATAATAAAATTGTCAATACCTTTTTAAAAAGTCGCATTAGAATTGATTTTAAGCCATTTTTATTTTTAAGTCATATAGTTTTATGCCTCAAAATTTGTTCAAAATCATATTTTTTTCTTTATTGACAAGTTTCGACATTTTTTCAAATTTTAATTTGATATACTACAAAAAGGAGGTGTTTTTATGGAAAAAGAAATAAAAGAAATAAATAAAAAACTAGATTCTATCATAGCTAAAAGAGAATATCCTAATTCAATAAAAGATATTGATGATGTATGTGAAAAATTAGATGAAATAATAAATTTATTAAATGAAAAGGCAGAATAAAATCTGCCTCTATTTTTATATTTTTTTACAATAATCTAAACAGATCCATCCACTTTTTGTGAATCCGCCAATTAGATTTTACTTTTGTAACTGTGCATACTACACCTTTTCTATAGCCGTTATATTCTCCACCTAGTTTTTTATTTTGAAATCTAGCATTTGCAGATAATTGTTTATAGTTTTTTCTAGCATATTTTGTTCCTGCTCCAGTTCTTACATTTAGATTAGATATTACTTTGTATTTTCCTGTAGTATATCTGCGAGATTTAGTTGTAGTAGATTTTTTCTTGCTAGGCATATAACTTGTTAGATAATCGCTACAAATCCATCTGTTAGTTCCTATTTCACTCCAATTACCATTTGTTGAATATATTGTTACTTGTGTTCCGTTTGCTATAGCTCCTACTTTCTTTCCATTAGGAGAATATCTTACGTTTAATCCACCATTTGCTTTAACATATCTTGTATATGTATTTGTTATTACTGGTTTTGTATTGTTTGTTGGTACATTTTCATCATGTGCATATGCAAAAAATCTAGTATAGTTTGCATATCTTCTAAAGTTGTCTATTGAACAATATACAGTATTTTCTGAAACTGTTACTTTTCCTCTTCTGGTTGATGTTTCGAATTTTCCTGAGTACAAATAAGGGTCGTATATTTTTAATGTATCTCCATCGATTCCTACTATTAAAATTAAATGTCCACCTG